TTAATTAAACAACCCAATAAGCCACTAATTCATCGGCATCTAATCCTAACTCCTTTTTATATTTAGAAATAAAATTTTGGAAATCTTTTAAATCGTAAAAGAAATTCTTCATCATTAAAATCCTGAGAATGACCCATCGACCACAAGTAGCAGAATGATTACAAAGTTTCTGTAATTTCTTTTTATTCCAAATGACTTTATAATCTTTCACCGTCGAGAGAAGTTCGGTTAAAAGTTTCCTACCTTCTCCCAATAATCGTCTCTTAACGGCATTAATGAATTTCAATTCGGCATCCCAAACTAATCCGTAACTATCGAAAAACTCACACGTATCACCATATCTCAAGATACACGTCCAATGACCTGAATTATAATTCTCTTCAATAAGAATGATTTTATAAGAATGGTCGTGAGGGAGAAGTTGTTCTATATTTTTGTATTTGGATAATTCACTATACTTAATCACATTGTTCTTGTAATGATTAGTCTCTGGAAAATATCTCTCTAAATCTAAATCCGTAATATTTGTTCTCATTCTTTGTAGAATTTCATCCATATCCATTTTACTCATTTATTATAACCGAAGAAAAGAAATATCGTTAATTCTCCAAAAAAAAATCTAATAATACTTTAGAGAAATCTAAATGGTTCATTTTCAACAAGATTATATTTACGGAACTCAACAAGAAGCAAAAATCTTACCTATATTACAGCAGCATTTTGGAACAACTTTAGAGAGAAATACCGAACGATGGGGGAAATTCGATTTCTACAATGATACAAGTATATTTGAATTGAAATCAAGAAAGAACCGAAAGAATGCTTATCCAACGACACTAATGACGTGTAATAAAGTGGTGGATAATAATAAGGATATAATCTTTCTCTTTAATTTCTTGGATGAATTGTCGTATATTAAGTATGACCCTAAATTATTCGAGACATTCGAGAAGAAACCATTCTCTCGAATTAATCAATCTTACGATGAAAAAGATTATTACTTTATTCCTATTCAACATTTAGAAACAATAAAAAAATATAATAATATAATATAATATAATGTCGTGGAGTTCATTATTTGGATTTAGTGGGGCAAATGGTGATATAGGCTCTCAATATAGTGCGTTTTCCAATATTACGATAGGAGCATCCATTCCTCAAAATATGAATAGTAAAATAGCATTGGCTACATTCAATTATTTACCAATTGGTGTGTATAGTATAAGCACACAAGTCAGTGTGAATTGGAAACAAGGAATAGATATAGAATACTGTGCTATAGGAGTATCTCAACCTCCCTTTCCTCCAGTAGCGATGTTTCCAGAAACAACATTAGTAGCCTCTCAATCAACAGATGCTGCTACCGCAGTAACCGCACCATTGAATGCTAATTTTATTATAACGGTATCGAATGCTAATCCTTATTATATTAATATGGATGTAACGATAGGAGGTTCCGTTTCTCCCCAATTTACAACCATTTGTTCCTGTGTCGCAACAAAATTGGCTTAAGGTTTAGATTTTTACAATGATATATCTATAAAAAATAGATTATTTATAGATATATACAATAGATTTCTACAAAATAGATATATAATAGATATATACAATTAGAAATTTTAAAATTTCTAATTGTAGAAATGTAATTTAGTATTGTAAAAATCGAAAATCGATATTTAGATATATACAATTAGATATATACGTGTAAAAATCTAACATTTCTCTCTATTTTGATTTAAAGAATACGAATATTTAATATATAAAATGAATAATGAATTATTCTTCTACATGTTAAAGCACCAACAAGAATGGGCTAAAGCATATAAGGAGCAAAGAGCAGCAAGAAGTCTGGAAAAGAATAGAGCAGAAAAAAGAAGAGCGAGAGATGCTACACTAATTAGATATTTTTAGGAACTTAATACAAAAATATATTATACTATTATATATAATGTCCTATAGACCGAAACCTGAATTAAGTAATGTTCCAGCAATTCCAGACCATATTTATTACGATGTATTAATTACAAATTTTAATAGCACAACAGGGACACCGATACCAATATACTTTAACGAAAATAGAACCAATCCAATTCTCCCAGTTACAGGAGAATATGAAATGAGTATTATTCGATTTTCAGTAGATACTACCGATTTACCAATATTCATTCCAGTGATAAAACCTTATTCTAAAAGTGTTAATCAAACTAATTACAGTATCACCTTATCTATTAAACCTGTAGGAAGTTCCATTACTTACACGGCTCAAGCACCAGTAATATGGGTGACGCAAGACAATTCTGCTCCTATTCCACCTCCACCATATAATAATACTAATTCTGGATTACAGTCGAATGTAGGAACTTATTATTATTGTTATTCCTTTCAACATTTCCAAGAACTAATTACTACTACTTTAGTCAATGTATTTCAAGAACTTCAAGTATTAGTTGCTGCTGCTGGATATACAGATTTAGTAGGAGTATTGCCTCCAGTAATGTCGTGGGATACCGTCACTGAATGTGCTGTATTAAGTTTCCCCCAGTTTAATAATTTAGGCAATCCTTGCTTCGATACAAGATATATAGATAATTCTGGAAATTTGATAGTAAATACAAATGGAGTGAAAATTTATTTCAATTCTCCCTTATTTCAATTATTCAACAGTTTCACGGCTCAATTTCAAGGTTCGAATGCTTCTATACCAGTATCGGCTACTTCTGTTGGTGATATATATCAATATAATGGAACTAATTTTGCTTGGTATCCAAATACTGACGGCACTTACGGATTTACTTCTTTTCCTGGAACTAATTATCAATTAACAGTTATTAATGCTGGTGGAACGAACCAAATTATTCTCCCAAATATTTATCCTGTAACTTATCAACCTACTGCTAGTCCTCCATTATTGAAAGGATTATATCTCCAAGTTTTCCAAGAATATAGCACTGTTTGTAATTGGACGCCAGTATCTAGCATTGTCTTTGTATCGAATACTATACCAATTGTTAGTAATCAAATCGCATCCCCAACTATTTACAACGAAAATCAAATCATTATAGGAGATGGTAATAATGCTAAATTCGCACAGGTGATTACAGATATTGAAAGTTTAGGAAATAATAATTATAAGCCTTCCTTGTTGTATAATCCTACTGCCGAATATAGAATGATTAGTATGACTGGAAATCGACCTCTCACGAATGTGGATGTTTCGGTATTCTGGAAGAATAAATTAGGAGTTTTAATTCCGTTAAACTTGTTGAGTGGAGGCAGTTGTTCTCTCAAATTCTTGTTTAGAAAGAGGATAGTTTAGAGAATAATATTTTTAGGCAATACTTAATAAAAAAAATATTTATTAAGTATATAAATGACCGACTTTAAAACCGTTCTTCTAAAAGATAGTCGTCTTGCGGATATTACCGACAATCTAACTTTTGCGGTTCAATCTGGAGCCGCCAATAATACTTACCAACAATTCACAGCCGTCTCTACTTCCAACAGTAGTATCACCTTCACTATCCAAATTCCTAGTGAAAGCATTGTAGTCAATAGAGAACTTCTTCTTACTACTGATATTTATTTCACGGTCACCGTTCCTGGAGTTGCTAACAATGCTTTAGCACTACAATGGGGACAGAATGCTTCCCTACAAGCATTCCCTTTCAACAAGTTGATTACCACTGCTACTGCTACTATCAACAACACCAATGTTAGTATCAACGAACAAGATGTTCTAGATTGTCTATTGAGATTTAACAACTCGAGAGAACTTTACCGTTATAACTCTACTACACCAACACTTCCAGACCAGGCCTACCTTAACTACAGTGATGCTATTGGAACCAACAACAATCCTTTAGCATCTTGGGCTAACCAATCCTACGATTTAGATTTAGCACCAAGAGGGGCTTTTCCTGTTTCTATTGTTTTCGCTGCTACCAGTGCTTCTGGTTTCGTCACTGGAGTGAATACACTATTGAATACATCTGGAGGTGCTTTGGATTACAAGATTGTATTCAAGACCACTGTTACAGAGCCATTGTTCCTTTCTCCTTTCATCTTTGGAGAGCCTGAATACAACTGTGGAGGGTTCGCTGGAATTAACACCATTAACTTCGTCTTTAACATTGATAGCACAGCCAAGAGATTACTTTCTCTTTCATCCTCTGTTGGTGCTGGTAATGCTTCTGTTGCTTTAGGACAAACTATTGGTGCTACCACATTCACCAACCCTTTCCAAAATACCAGAATGTTGTTTAACTTCCTATCCACCCAAGCCAGTGATTTAATTCCTAGTAGAAACGTTTCACCTTATATGGATTATCCTAGATACTTGTCTGTATCCACTCAAAATCCTTCCATTGCTTCTGGTGCTTCTGCTTCCATCACTTCTCAAAATATCCAACTTAATCAACTTCCTGATTATTTCATTATTGTGGTTAGAAAGCCAATGTCTCAACAAACCATTTACGATAGTGCTTCCTTCTTGGGTATCAACACTATCAGTATCAACTTGAATAACCAGTCTGGTCTTCTTTCCTCTGCTACTACACAGGACTTGTGGCGTATGTCGGTGAATAACTGCTCTACTCAATCCTGGGATGAATTTAGAGGATACCAGAACTTCTCCTCTGCTTCTACTGGTTATCCAACGGCTGTTTCAACCACTGGTTCAATGTTGGTAATCAATCCTGCGAAAGACCTTTCACTTCCAGATTACCTCTCCTGTAGCAGCATCGGTCAATTCAACTTCCAATTCAACATCAATGTTACTAACTACTCTGGTTCCACGATTACTCCAGAAATTCTTATCATTACTGCTAACTCAGGAGTGTTCGTAAATCAAGCAGGAAGTTCCGTCATCTATACTGGTATTTTGACTAAGCAAATGGTGGTCGATACTAAGGCTGAGAAATCAGCCGACCCAGTTCAATCTGCCGAATACAAGAGAATGGTAGGAGGTAAATTACACCACGCCAATTCTGGTGTAGTCAAAAGAATGGTTCAGCATCTTGGAAAGAAACTTCATCACATTCACGGAGGTTCAGCAGTTTCTGGAGGTTCCGCAATGTCTGGAGGAAAAATCCACAAATATTGTTAATTACCGAAATTATTATCTTGGTTTAATGTATATAGGATTTTTACTTATTTTAGGACAAAATCTTATTTTTTTGCTTACTAAATAAATTATATATTATTAGTATATAATGTATAATTTGACCTTTGATAATCCGTATAATCGTGAAATTGTTAGAAAGTTAAGACAATTTAGAAATAAACAGCAGGGTTATTACGTTCCTACCAATATGGAACCAGAACATATCGTTCATCAATATGACCCTATTACGATTACTGGAGGTAGTAGGGCTTCATCGGCACCAGCACATTATACCGCAGATAGACCTGGAGCATTAATTCATTATCCTCCAGATTTATTTGAACCCAAATATACCATTAATCGAAATCAAATGTGTGGAAATCGATTGAAAGGTGGTTCTAGCGATTTAATGAGAGACCCTTTTCAATATCCTACCAATTATCTTTCTGGAACTTCTTTCGATAGAAAAGATAAAGATATTAATGATTTAGGATATATTCATTCCAAGAGAAGAGGACAGAAAGGCTTTGTTGGTGGTGCGGCTCCTATTGGATTACCGAAACCTATTGATATTCCCAAAGATACCAATAAAGCCGTTCCTATTGGAAAACCGAAACCTTTTCCAAAAATTCCAACAGATACAAATAAAGCAGTTCCTACTAATAAACTTTTAGCCAAATTGAAACAAATTAAAGGAGGAAAAAGAGGAAAAGCGAAACCTGAAACGGAAAAAAAATCCTCTTCGAAATTATTAAAAATTTTCAATGGTGGTTATTTTGAAAAAGCGAGAGATTAATTTTATTTATTTTATTTTATATATATATAATATAAAATGGAATTTGTAGAAATCAATGCTAATAGGAAACCGAAACTTTCTGGAGGACGTAGAGGTTCCGCTACTTTACAACCTGGAGGAAATGCCGTTTCAAATAATCTAGTTCCTGTATCTCAATTACCTCCTAGTGCTGGGGCTTTAGGCGGTGTATTCAATGACCTTCATCACGGTGCTTATACCAAAGGAGGAAAGAGAGGAAAGAAATCTCCTCCTCCTTTCTTTCACGAAACTGGTGGAGCAATGATTGCTAATCCAGATGGAACTTATAGCGGTGTTGGTAGTGATGACCCTAATAACTGGTCTAGAATGCCGAAAAAAATGGGAGGTGCTTATCTAGGTGCTGATGGAAAAGTTCATCACGGAGGACACGGAATGAGTTCTACTCGTGGTGGAGCATTTTTGGGACCTGATGGAAAACTTCATACCGTTCCTCGTAGTCACGGTCTAGGTTCTGTTCGTGGTGGTATGGTTCATCACGCCAAAGGATATATTCCTAGCCACGGACACGGTGCTAAAACATCGATAGGAACTAATTATCAATTGGCTCAATTTGGCGGTGGGGCTATGGAACCTCTTGGAAACCTTGCTCCTACTCTTTCTCCTGCCTTATCTCAAGGCAGTGTCGGTGCTGGAAGAGCATCTAGTGATAAATTACCAAGGGGTAAAGCCAATTTAATGAAAGTTATTAAATTAATGGTGGATGGAAGGAAACAAATGCGTAGAGGAGGTTCTTTGTCTAGTGCGTGGAAGGAATTGAAAGCCATTGCTACTGGTTTATATCACGAATTTGGTCCCCAAATTTATAAAGAATTAGCACCTTTATTGAAAGAAGCCGTTATTAAAGGAGCGCATCATTATATTCACGGAGAAACCAAAGAAGGAGGAGATTTTTGGAGTGATATTTGGGATGGATTAAAAGGTGTTGGAGCGCAATTGTTTAGTTCTCTCAAAGATTTACTTAATAGTGATTTCTTTAAAGAAATCGAACACGAATTACTTAATCAAGGACTTGCTATTGGTAAGGAACAACTTGGTAAATGGATGATGGGAGGTGGAAGAAAATCTGGAGGAAGGAGATTAAGTATAGATGACTGGATGCCTACATTACCACCTGGAGTTCAAAAACAAGTAAATGATGCTGCTAGGTGATTGTTGTCTGGTAATGCTGCGGAAAAGGCAGATGCTAGACATTTTTTATCATTAATCACTAAACAATTTCCACTCGATGTTCCAGATGGAGCAGGAAGAAAATCTGGAGGATTAGTAATGAAAGACCCAAAAACTGGAAAAATTATACATTTAGATACTCATATACCTTATAACCAATTGTCTCCACCAAGTCAAGAAGATGTGGATAAAGCAATGGAACTTTTAAAAAAATCTGGACTTTATAAAGGAGAAGGAAGAAAACAATTACCTCATTCAGGTAAGAAACGAAATGCCGCTAGAGGTGCTATCGTTGCTGAAGTAATGAAAAAACACGGATTGTCTCTAGCAATGGCTTCCAAATATGTGAAGGAACACGGATTATATTAATTTCATTTTAGATTTTTAATTTTTATATAAAGTAAAAATCTAATAACACGAGAGACCTAATTCTCTTCCTCTACCAGAACCATATTCAATAGTATTTTCATCATTATCGATTAATTCATCGTAATTATCATATGTTCCCAAATCATTAAATGTTAATCTTTCATCTGGTGGAATATTTAATGTATCAATAATTTGGTAAAATGTTTGTTCTAATGGTTCTAAATGTCTATTGGCTATAGCAATATATATTAGTTGTTGTATTTTATTATTTTCCTCCTCATTATTTACTCTTTCATTTACTAATTCCAAAAATTTTAATCGTAAAAGGTTTAATTGTATATTTGTTTGTGGTTTTTTTATCTTTTTTATTCTAGTTAAAAGTCTATTGTATTTTGCCTTCCAATGTCGTCTATGGTCTAAAGTAGATGAACCAGCACCACCACCTCTTTTTAATTTATTTATTAAGGAAGTTTCAAATACCTGTTTTATATCTTTTGGAATATTTTTATCTCTTATTTCAGCATTGTAAAGAAATATTATTTCATTTCTTTCCTCTTGGGTTTTTTCTCTCTCTTCCAATGTATCGATAATTTGTAAGATATTGCTTATCTCATCAAAGTCATTCCATTTCTTTGCTTTTATTAATGCTCTTAAAAGAGCGATTAATTGGTCGGTTGATTTCATTGCTATTGAAATTCCAGAACCAGCACCTCTTAATCTTCTTCCTTTTCCAGTTTTTGTATTTTCATCAAAAGGTTCAAAATCATCACTATAATACTCTATTTCTTCTTCCGCAAAATATTCATTCAATAAATCTCTTGC